ACGCGACCCAGGATCAGGCCGTAACTGATGCCGTTGCGCAGCGTCTTCAGCGCGCGGCGTTGCAGACGGTCGATGCCGTTCTGCTCGTAGTACAGCGGGTTAACAGTGGTGTTTGACCCGTTGATGATTTCGTTGGCCAGATCCAGCTCAAGGTTGATTGCAGTCCATGCTACTGAGTACCAGTAGTTGAACGGATTGCCGTCCAGCATGTGGCCTGCCACCAGCATTTTGTTGCTCAGCCCACCTTCCGCGGCGGTACCGACGTAGTTGATGCTGTTATCCTGGAGCTGCTTTAGGAGCGTGCCATTACCTTCGACCGGATACTCTGTAACCCCGTAACCAAATCGGTACGCCATCGGTGGCACCATGTTTGACGATCCAGGGTCGTTTGCCAGCGAGGACTGGAACGGGAACGCCATGGAAAACTCGCCTGCTGGGATGTTTGTTGACTCCACTCCCGCAAACACAGATTTGTTTTTGGTGGCGACCCACGCCGGGTAGGTGGCGATCGTGGTGGTGACAAAGAAATACACCAGTGACGCCGGGCTGGTATACAGGCCAGTCAGGGTTTTAAACGTCGTCTCACCGTCCCACTCGCGCGGCACCAGATACGAGAAGAATTTCTGGTAGGTGTTACCCAGAGAAATGTCTTCATCGATGAAGTCAGCCAGTGCAGCCACAGCAGCAGCGACAGACACGTCGCCCAGCTCCAGCACGTAGACCGCGCGGGTAGTTCCCTGAGCCCAGAACGTGGTGTTCATCTCGATGATTTCGTTTGCCGCTACGGTTTTCACCGTACCCATAACTGTTGCCGTTCCTGGGTCTGTAGCCAACGGATAAGTGAAGGCGGTAGAAGTGGTCACAGTGGCGGTTACGGCGCGGTTATAAGCTGCTGGAGTAACGCCAGAGACAACCAGCGGGATAGTGTTGCCAACGTTCCAGCCATGCGCTGCCGAGAGGGTCACCGTGACCACGCCGGTTGCCCAGGTGATAGTTGAAATAGTTTTAGCCGGTGAGGTGATATCCTTCAGATCGTCTTTCGTCGTCAGGAGCTGGTACTCACCTGCAGCCAGGGTTGTTCCGCCCATGGAGATCATCGCGCCGGATTTGAGCAGCTGAGAGGGCTTCGGTGGATTGGTCACCGAGACGTTAATGTTAACAATTGCCATTTATTTATTTCTCCGGGTAAATGGACGGAATCGCTGACGTGATCAGCCTGCGCGCGACATTCCGCATGCGCTGCTGGTAATAGTTGACTTTGAACTTGATGGTTTTTCTCATGGCGATGATGTTCAGCTCGTTCTGCGTGACGCGCTCGTCCTGAACGACCGGGATATTCATCACGCCCATTTCCGCGTCATCGCCGAGCGTGTACTGCTGTACGTACCTCAGGAAATCTTCAACTCCGGCATTGCGCAGGCCAGTAATGGAGATCGTCACATCCTCGGAAACCAGCTGATACTGGTTCTGCTGCTCATCAAGGTAAAAGCTCCCGGCAATCGGCGCGGTGTTGCTGCACTTCACCGTTGCATACGGCGGAGACAGGTTCTGCGTCGACAGCATGGCCGGGAACATAGGCATGTACTGACTCAGCGTCAGCCATACCGGCAATGAACTCGAAACCACCACATCAGCCAGATCGATGTCATCTGCAGAGTTGATGATCTGCGATCGCATGTAGGGGAATATTGCCTCACCTGTGTAGTGGTAGAGGTTGGCCGGTTCGTTCAACCCGGTGCGCCGGGAGAAGGAAAACTGAAGGCCAAAGAACTCGCCGATATACAGGACATCAGATCCGATATCGTTGAACGGGTCGATATCCGCCTGCGCGGTAAAAGTTACGACGTTCCGGTCGTAGAGTTGTTCATCGCCCTGTATGGTCTCGGTCGTCAGGTGCAGATAACCTTTGACATCGACCGTATCTGGCTCGCTGCTCGGGTCGTCCGACAGAACAGACGCTTTCACCCAGAAGACGAAACCATCAAGCGGGAGAACCTTGCGGATATACTTCGTGAACGTGACCACCTGAAAGCGGCTCAGGTCATCAAGACCCTGCGTCAGCGTGGCGTTAAGCTCGGTTTTTGCAGTTTGCTGCAACTCATCCAGGGAAGGCATTTAGCACCCCGCTCACCCAGGCGCGCATAGCGGCCTGATAAGTTCCGGTATCGATGAATGACGGGCGCGGTGGCCCCTTTTTGTTCTTGAATCGCCGGGAGATGCCGTCCAGCGCGCGGCGCGTAGGCACACCAGGTAATCCGTTCATTTCGGTGTTGTCGAGGAAGGCGACAAACAGGTCATGGATCCGTGACATTGACTCTGCCAGAGGGTCCCTTAACGGCGGCGCGCCAGCCAGCATATTTTCAAGATTTGCGGCGAGGTCTTTACTCATCAGGTCGGCGATGTCGTTTCCGTACCTGTCAAAAAAGGTCTGCATAATCTGGTATTTTTCTTCCAGATATTCAGCAACATCCCCTGTCGTGGTGTTCTCATCTTCGTAGGGAAGGTCGATAACACCAAGATGAAAGGTGATCATGACAGCCCCCACAAACTACCGAACTGCTGGGCAATCATCAGATAGCGGCGTCCCCAGGGGTCCTGCAACATTTGCAGATCGGCCAGAGACAAATCTTTGAAGAAGTCAGGCACCAGACGCTGCGCGCTGGTTGAGTTATCCCCGGCCCCCGTTATCACGCCAGCCTTGAAATTGTTAAGGCCATACTCTTTCCTGAACTCGGCGAATACCGATTCCGTGCCATAGTTGACCAGGAATGACGCGCCCAGGTTGTACACGGCAACGGTGTACAGATTCGGCGTGACGCACGCGATATCAGGGTTTACCCACTCAACCGCGCCGCCATACGCCAGGGTGAAAGACGGCGAGTCGTCGGGAACCTGCGCGGCGGTAACGCCCATGTCAGTTCGAACGAATTCGATGAATCCCGACAGGCTCGTTGTCATTTTTTCTTGCTCCCGGATTTTTCAGTCACGATTGTTTCGTTAACCGTTGGGGTGTCTTCGCTGTCTTCGCGGCCTTTCGCCTGCTCCGCGCTGACTTCCATTTCGCCGGAATAGCCGGTACCGCTTTCGCGCAGAGAACTATCCAGAGCCGCTACGGATGCCTGGCGACGGCCGTGGGCGCCACGGGTCAGGTGAATATCGTTATCGCGGATTGCTTTTTCGATTACCGGCGCTGATACAGGCTTGTTTAGGCTGTAGCACAGGCCGACAAACGCCTGGCTCTGGTCGATTTTTGTCGAGTCAACCAGACCATAAACCTGATGGTGCTGCACCACCGCTTCAATCTCTTCAGTTGTGCCATCCAGTACCATCATCTGGTCGCCGTGGTTAATCGGGATCTGAATAAGGCGGCCGGTCTCCAGCTTGCGATAGGCGAAAATCTGGCGCTGCTTGGTGGTGTTAGCGATATAGAGTTTCATTGGTTACCCTCGTAAAAAAGCCCCTGCTGAGTTTCCCCGGCAGAGGCTTAACCACTTCAAAGAATGAATCAGGCGCTGTACGCCATGGACAGGATGGTGATTGCTTCCGGACGAACTGCCCAGCCTGCGGTAGAACGCATTTCGGACAGAACATCGATGGCACCACCAGCGATCGGCGTCGGAATCTCACGCGGCGCGGCCATGTCGGTAAACATCAGCGCGTTCGCGGCAAGAGACGGGGTCAGCTTGGCGAATTCGTTGGTGTTCACAGTCGAGTTGACCATTGGCACTTCGACCTCAGGGATGGTGATTACCACCGCATCGGTACCGCCAGCGCCAGCGCCGATCAATGTATCGTCATACACCCAGTCAACCTGGACGTTTGCGCCTTTCAGCACTTCTTTCACCGTGCCGCCGACGGTGTCAGTACCACCACCAGGACGCTGGTAAGAAGTCAGCTGAACGATCTGCTGAATCTCCATGGCACCGAGGACGCGCTGCGGCCCCAGGATAACAACACGCTGCTGGCGACCCAGCTGCATGGTGCGGGTCAGTGCTGCCTGCACGTGGCCCAGAAGATATACCGCCATCTGCCCGTGGTCATAGGTTAGCACGGTGGTGTTGCTGTTGCTGTCAGGAGGCAGGGACTCGGTAGTCGCGCCAGCGGTGTTCAGCAGGCCTTCACCACCAGCAGGGTTCATGCCATACAGCAGAGCAGAGCGCAGTTGCTGGAAGATGCCCTGACGCATACCCAGACGCTGGGCTTCCGGCAGTGCAAAGTTCCAGTTACCGGCAGCGGCCATGTCATGGTGATCGTAGATACCACGGCAGCGGAACAGGTAGGTTGGGGTTGAAATCATCTTCGCATCCAGCGCCACGCTCGGCAGTTGGTTACCGTTACCGGACTGACTGGAAGTGGTCTGGGTGCGAATATCCAGGCGGCGCATGTAGACGTACTGATCTCCTACGCCGAGACGGACTTGCGGGTTACCGCTGGCGATGGTTTCAAACGCACCTGACGCCTGCTGGTAACCAATGATCATCTCCGGCGCGATGTACGACGGATTGACGATGGTGTAGCTGGGGGTAATTGCAGCCATTTAATTCAGCTCCCGATTAAAGTAAGACCAGCGCGCAGCTGTCGGTGTTATTCCAGGTCAGGAAACCAGTCGCGCTGTCATAGCTGACAGTCTTGGAGTTGCCTGATTCGATGGCGAGCACTTTTACCGGCAGCGTGATGTCGGAAAGCGTAACTGCGCCGATGGTGCCCTGCGTGGTTGCAGCGCCGCCTGGTGCAGTTGCCGGTGCATAGGTGAAGGTCGTTGTGTTCACGACTGAAAGCACGACTACTGTGCCGTTGTACGCCGCAGGAGCGACGCCGCTGATTTTCACGTACTGACCAGCAGTCAGGCCATGAGCTGAAGCGGTTACCGCTGTCGCCACACCATTGGCATAGGTCACTGCTGTTGTCGCAATATCAGAACCGGCGAAACCGGCCGCCGCCGCAGTGGTGATCTGGTTGTTCACGAAGTCCCAGGCCAGAGGCGTTTTCACTGACGCGCCGGAGGTGCCAAGCGCAACAACCTGCGCAGAAGCTTTCAACGGAACGCGCATGTTGGAGCCCAGGCGGTAGTACGAAACGCTCATGCCTGATGCGTACAGCGGAACCGGTGACTGCGGAGTGGTCAGGCCGTTGTGAGCCTGATTGAAGACAGTGAAGCCTTCCAGCTCGGCAACAGACACAGCGCGACGGATGTAAGAACCGCGAGGGCTTGAACTGGTGCCAGGCAGAAGCTCAGCAACTGGCAGACCGCCCCAGAGAGGTTTGTTTTCCGTTGCCGCCACAGTACCCGCCGCCAGGTTAAAGCGGTTAGCCGGGTCATCAAGCGCCACGCCCTGAATATAACCGTCGGACTGCACACCGAAGGAGCCAAGCGCATTCGTGGTTGCCATCGGGTTAAGAGATAAGTTAGCCATGCTTGAGAGCTCCCGTTAAGCCTGGTTGTTAAAACTGGTGACCTGACGCTTGCCGGACTGGAACGGAGCCCAGGTGGCAGCAGGATCGCCTTCGAAGGTGCTGATCTGGCGACCGGTCGCATCAGCGCGTTTAATTTCGCGCAGCATACCAGGGCCAACAGACAGGCTTGCCGATTTCTGCGCGTCGGCGTAGATCGTCTTCTCGGCCACGCTCAGCAGGGCTGAGTCAGCGATAGAGGACAGGTCGACGGTTTTGAAATCAGGCGAATGCTCCTGAAGCTGGATCATCAGGCGGCGGCGATATGCCAGCGGCTTTTCACCAGACAGCGGTACCGGCGCGCGCTTGCCGAAGCATGAGAACACGCTATCAGCCTTCACCTGTGCATCGGCGACTTCGTTGCGCTCTTCATCGCTCAACTCGGTTGGGATGCGGGAGCGCAGGTCGGCGATCTCCTGGCGCAGCTGAGAGTCAGCTTTTTCTTTCGCCATACGTTCGGCCTCTTCGGCGTCGGCCTTCTCTTTGGCTTCAGCGTCTGCTTTTTCTTTCGCGGCTTTCTCTTCCGCGTCAGCTTTGGCTTTCGCCTCTTCGGCCTCTTTTGCCTCAGCATCAGCCTTTTCTTTCTTGGCTGCTTCTTCGGCATCGGCCTTGGCCTTCAGGTCTGCTGCTTCTGCGTCAGCCTTAGCCATGCGTGCGTCAATCGCCTTATTGATTAGCGCTACGATTTTTTCCTCGTCCATCTTTTCAGCCTCGTTTGGAATGGAATCAGATTTAACACCAGTAGGGGCAAGGAGCTTGTCCCATACGCCCTGTTCACAAATTGCAACGTGGTCGAGCAATACCGGGGAACCTTCCACCAATAGAGGCTGACCGTCGATTTTGATGATTGAGTCCTGCATTTCGCTGTACGTGACGGTTGGTGAGGTACTCAGCTGCCGTGTCGCCATAATTTCGGCGGCTTCAGCGTCGTACACCCGGGCAATAGCCCAGACCTCGCCATTATCAGCAACCCAACTGTTCGTCAGGGTGCCGATAACACGCTTCGCAAATTCATCGCTATCGAGCTTGTTTTTCTCCGGGTGCAGCCAGATAAGCGGTACACCGGCAACTCGCTGGAGAAACTCTGGAGTGAGATAGTCGTCCGGGTTACGGAAGGCCATCTGTTGATCTGCAGAGCGCCAGGTAACCCCTGTTCCGGTTACCCGGATGGCGAACATCCACATGTTGATAAAGAATTGCGGGCTGCTTAGCGTCCCGTCAGCGATGAGCGCGGCCACCTCGGTTTCATTGAGCGCCTGCTGCGCCAGCATCTCAGCAAAGGGCTGATGAAGCGGTTTGGGCATGTCTTCAATGTGGAACCACCCGGCGGCCAGTGATTCATCGTTAAGTTTCGCCTCGAACTTTTCCTGCACTTCGGCGCGAAACGTCAGATAATCGCCGTAAACGCTGTGCGGGGTCAGCGGGCCATCGTACTGATAACCCACCTCTTCCAGCACTTCGCGGCGCGCGGCATCAATAGCCAACTCGCCCGGCTCTACTGTACCGCCAGGCGGGCACCACGTACCATCATCCGAGCGCTGGATCAGGAAGACGAACTTACCCTGACGGAACATTATCCCGCTGCCAAAAATAGCCACGTTTTAATGCTCCTATGCTGATTTCATAGACGCCATGAACTTCTGCCCCTTCTGGGTCAGCATGTGTTCAGGAATACTCCGGAGGTTGTACAGATAGGTTACGTAACACCGGCAAAAAACCTCTTCTCCGGGCTGCGTAATTTCATCGAGATAACCGGAAGGCCCCACCTTCACGTAACCGTTTTTTTGTGCCCAGTTACCGCGGATGAGATAGACCACCTTATCGCGCTCTTTGTGATCTTCCCGGTAGTCATAACCTGCCTGCCGCCAGTGACTATGCCACTCTGCAGCTATGGCGTTATTACTGGCAGCTATGATGTTGTCGATGTTTGCAATGAGTTTATGGTTCTGATCAATCATCACCCGACGCGCTTCAAAATCAATTTGCAAGGCGCTTTTCTGAATGTGATCACAGTTGTAATTAACCCCGCTTTTGGATGATGGAGATAGTCCACCTCCAACGTAATCCTGCACAGGGATGCTGGTAGCCCACCCGCTAAATCTCTGGACTGTTTTGTTTATCGCGCCTGTACGATTTAACTTAATTAAGTCGGCGCTAGCCAAGATGCGTCTATCAAGCTCGCTTCTTAACTTAGGCTCCATGTAATTCAGAGTAAATCGAGACAAGCCTGGATGCCGATCCAGCGCCTTAGCCCTGTTTATCTGCATTTCATAGGTTGATCGAAGCTTATCTGACACCCTTGATATGTAGTCATCATGGGTTTCGCTTTCCGCCGCCTGGCGAATAATTCCCTGCCATCGCTCCAGCTCCTCTCTCGAGGTATAGCCATTGCGCAAGAAGAATTTAACCGCCTCCCTTACTGTTCTGGAAAATTTGCTCATAGCATCATCCCGCCGCCAGGCTCTTCAGCTTTCGGCGGCTCAGGCGGTGGGTTTTCCTTCAGAGAGTCGTAATCGAGGTTAAGCCGCTGAGGGAATAGGTTCTCGTTGGCGTTGGCGTTTTCACACGCCCACTCGATCAGCGTCGCGCGGTTTTCCGGGTCAGCAGTGAGTTGCGGCAGCACCACTTCCAGCATACTGACGATCGCCTTAAAGCGCGTTTCGTCGACCTTCACCTTCTCGCTTTCCGGCTCTTTCAGGGGGGATGGCCAGCGATATTCGAAGTTGTTTATCCAGCTCGCGAAATACACGCTGTAGGTGTTTTTCAGCTCCGGGAAGTCAGCACGCAGCGACTGGAAGAATTCAATGCTCCAGGCGCGGTACTGGCACACGCGGATGAAGAACGCATAAAGCGGGTCCAGCCACTCGCGGATGTTGTCGATGTACACCGCTACAGCGCGTGCATCTTCAGTGCCTTCACCGAAGCCCTGGGCGAACGTCTCGGAGTTGAGGATGATTGCCGGCATGTCAGCGGCGGCGGCCACGTTCTCGAGAATGTGCTTACGCGCAGAGTCGAGAGGTTTTTCCAGGTTGCTCAGGTCGATTGACTCGATACCATCCTGCGGTCCAATCTGCAGGACCTCACCAGTTTTACCTCGCTTCAGCAGCATGCGCTTGAATCCACCTAGCGCCTGCATAACTTTGTTAACAACCGCGCCAGCGCCTGCAATTTTGGTAATTAGCAGTCCGCCTTTAACCGCAACCATGTCATCAGTGCGCATGGTCTGAATGAAGGATTTCAGCGGGAAAAGCGCACGCTGATACACACTGCGTCCGGTGAACCCGAACGCCGCAGGGTTGTACGCGAGATAAATAGGATCTTCGTTCTGCGCGACTATGCATCGCGATTTGTGGTATGGCTTGCCAGCCACACGAATGCCTTCGACTTTCTGGAAGTCATGGGCGTTTGGGTCCTGGTTCAGCACGATACTGCCCGCGGTATTCAACGGATCGAGAATGTTAAAGCTGACGTTGTGCTTGTACAGCGTGCGGTAGTCCAGCGATTCATTCGGCTCCTGGTTATCCACCAGCATTGCTATCGCTGATACGCCGTAAATACGGGCTATGCGCGCGGCGTTGGCGATGTGCTGGTTCGCACCCATCTCTTTCCATTCGCGCTCGAACGCGTCGCGCAGGCGCTGCTCAAGGCCGTACGACTGGGCAACATGCACGGTGCGCGGCTCATTCATCGCCATTTTAATCGGGCGATCCACCATCTTTCCGCCCAGGGGGTGGAAGAGATAAATCGTCTTGCAGGCCTGATACCCAGCCGAGGAACCAGGCTGAATATCGTCGCTGTCCAGCAATGCCATCAACTCTGGAGAGCAGCTGCCGATTTCGAAATCGTCTTCGTTCATTGGTTCTCTCGTCAGATTGCGTCGCCGCTGCCGAAGGCGATGATCAGCCCGTAGGTGTAATCATCGAGCAAATCGTCGGCGCGCTTGTGCGCGTTCTTATCGGCAAGGTGGAATCGTGAAACCTGCTTATGCAGATGGTTTGCTGTTTCGCCCTTGAAGACGGCCGTCTTCTCGTAGGCGTATCGGGATATTTTCGCCAGCCCGCGGTAGTGATAACCGGAGGCCATAATGGCGCGTTCGTCCTTCCCTTTGCTGGTCAGGGCGGATTCAATTTTGTTGACCGGCCATCCCAGGCTTTCACCTTTCTGCAGGAGGATGCTGCCCATGCTGGCGTCTTCGATGAAAACGCCGAGGCTGCCATTTACAGCGACGCACTGGCCGGATAGCTCATTCAGCCGGGTGAAAACAGACGGAATCCACTCTTCCAGCAGCGCGCCGTCGATCTGCACTACATCCCAGTCGAGTATGGTCAGGCGCTGAATGCCGGGCCGGGTGTCGACGGCGTAGTAAACTACCGCCGTGCCGTCGTGCTCAGTACCGCCCTTAACGGCGGTATCCATGACAGCGAAAACGGCCTGGCACATCTCAGGGTAATCGACTGGCTGATCCTGGTTTTCACCCTCGAACCATTTGCGGACGTCGAACAGTGACGCAGCGGACCAGTCGACGAACTCGGCCAGGAACTCCTGCCGGAAAACGCGAGGGTCGTTGTTCTGTCGCTCTTTCTCCAGTTCCTCAGGAGGAACGAAGGGGTTGGATGACGTCGGAGCATGATGCTCATGGAAGCCGAGGTCTTTGTTATGGCAGATGGCATAGAAGAAGTTTTCTTCGTCCACACCGTCAGGCGTTGAGAATACGTAGGCCCGGCCTTTTGTCGTCAGTAGCGTCGGCTTAATCGACTTCGGCCAGATTTCCTTCAGCATTTCAGGCGACTTGGTAAACGCCGCCTCATCGATCAGGATAATTTCGTACTCACGACCACGACCGGCCAGTTTGTTGTCGTTGGTGACCCAGAAGTCAATCTTCCCGCCGTTCTTCAGCAGCAGGCGCTTTTCCTGCCGGCTGAAGCTCTTTTTCAGCGGCAGCAGGATTTCTTCCAACTTGTCGTAGATCTCCTGGTACTGGCGATACTCGGCAGTGAAGATACCGACCCGACCGCCCAGCTCGATATCCATGCCCGGGCGCCGGAACTGCGACGTTGCGTAGGTCACCGCAGCGCTCGACAGCATGAAGGTTTTCCCCCAGCGTCGACCACAGCGAACCGCATTCAACTGGTGATCCCAGGAGTCAGACCAGACCGTTAACTGCCCGTTGTGTAGCGTGGGTAGGTAAATGTCGGCCATGATTTATCTTCCCGGGATTGGCAGCGAGTTATGCACGACGATCGCGTTATCCTTGTCACCGTCTTTCAGCGCATCGATTTCGAGCTCAACCTTTTCGGTCGCGGCTTCGCGGTAAGCGGCATCAACGCGCTGTTTGATAATCGCCGCCTTGGTGTACTCCAGCGACTCAATGCGGGCCGTGTTACGGTGCATGGCTTTTTGCGCAGATGAAATTAGCTCGTGAAGATTATTGGCGGTATCGCCATCAGCTATTTCAAGCTCAGTCTGCCAGCGGCCAATATTTTCAGCAGCGGTAAGGTTCGCCGCACGCAACCAGAAAAGCTCATCATCAAGAGTGAGCGCCTGAGCATCCTCGGTAATGGCATCAGATAGAAGCATTCGGCGTCCATAGCCACCATGCTTCAATGCGTTCTGATTTCCGGGTCTGGAATTATAATGAGCGCGTTTCGTTTCTGGTGAGTTTGATGGTTTTGCGACTTCGCAGTTATCCACTAAGCCCGCTGGTGGCTTACTCTTTGCCACTTTCTCCTTTTGCGAATTCGCATTCTTTTTCGCAGCTTCTTTCTGCGATTTCGCACCATACGACGTTACTTTGATGTAGCGTTTCGCAGATGCGTAATTCAGTCCCTGAGCCTGGCACCAGTCTTTGGGGGAAATACCTGTTTTGGCATGCTCGGCGAGGAACTGGTCTTGCAGTGCTCCCCAGTCCGGTTTTGCCATAATACTTACCTCACGTTGACATTATCGAAGCCCCTCAGTGAAGGGCTCCTGTAATGCCGCGATCAGCCAATAAGTAATTCCGGCTGCGTTACCTGCATGATGTGCTCATGCTCGAGCTCCAGGACGCGCTTCTCTTTCTTCCGCTCGTTCATCAAACGGCTTCCGATCGTGCCTTTCAGCTTTGAGCGCGTTTCTTTGATGGCGTAGCGGTGCTGCATTTCTTCGCCCATCGCCATGCGTCGGTTTAGCTGCTCGGCCATCCAGTTAAAGGCGGCGATGTATTGCTCTTTAATCGCGGTCGCCGTTTTTCCGGTGAAACCCATTACAAGCATCATCCAGCCATCTTTCGTGATGTTGTACATCAGGCGCATTTCGCCTTTCTTATCGAGGTATTCAACGGGCTCAAAATTGAGCCGGTTAAAATCAGGGGAGCAATCTGACTCCAGCCGCTTGATAGTGCGAAGAACGTTTTTATGCGCCTTGCCGAAATAGCGGGCGATCTTCATGGACGTCGTGATGACCTTTCCGTTGGATGGCAAAACCATTTCGCGGAAGTCGAAGGCCGGAATAACTGACGGATTATTCATAGCGTCTTTACCTTTTAGAAAGTGAGCCTGTCTCACAGAAAAGCCGCCCGAGAGAGGTCGCCACCTATAACGGCATTTCTCAGGCTCGCTTACTGAAAGGCTCTCGTTGATGTACGCGTGAGATGCGCAGACATAAAAAAGCCCGACCGAAGTCAGGCTCTGTTATTTGGGTGACGAATCACTTAAGACACTGCTCTTTGATGTAGTCCTGCATGCCGCGAATCATTTTGTCAGCGGTTGCGATTCCGTCCCGGTGATCGAAATAATTCCGTCGAGCGTCTGGAGTAAGTTCGGGGGCTCCTGCATCATCCACGCCGGTGGAGGAGGTGGCTTTTGGCACTCCAGGGCAGGTTGCAGCGATGCGCAGCCGTTTAGCGCCAGAATCGACATCACGACGCAAATCGTTAATGGTCTTTTTAGCATCGGACAATTCCTTCGTGTATTTGGCATCCAGTGCAGCGACATCGCGCTGACGGGTCTGCATGTCTTTAATGGTGGCGGTCGCCAGGAGGAGTTTCTCAGTGGCCTTATCGCGCTGGTCTCTGTAAGTGATGGCGTTGTCGCGGTAGTGGTTCACGAAGAAAGCCAGTGCGCCGATTAACGCCAGCACCAGCAACTGCAGCCAGTAACGCTTAACCAGTGCGCTAATCATGACAGGAACAGAGCTCGCTCTGCCTTGCGGCGATTCGTGAGCCCCGGCATCACCTTTCCGCCTGATTTATTCCAGCGCAGAAATTCATCTGCCGCGCCTTTTATATCGCCAGCATTCAGCTTTTTCAGCAGTGTAGATGTGGAAAGAGCACGCGACCCAACGTTGTAAGCGAACGACACCAGTGCGTCGAACTGGCCTTGTGTCAGCTTCACCCTGACAACTTTCAGCACGTCATTCTCATAACCAACAAGCCCTGTTTTCAGAAGCCTGTCAGCGGTTTGCTGGTCGATAGTCATACCGCGCTTTACTGGCTTTCCGTCAACCGGATGGGTCCAGCCATAGCCGATGGTCCACGGCGCATCTCCCGTTCCGGGGTCGGGGTAAGCAGTCAGCCGACAACCTTCAAATTTTTTTATCAGAGCAATTCCGTCAGGACTGGTTTGCATCGTCAACTCCCGCCTTTTTTGCTGCAAGTTTTTTAATCAGATTGCCGATCGAATCGGTGCCGATGTATCCAATAAAGACGCTGGCTATGTAGGCGAGGTTGCTGCTCAGGCCGATAAAGTCCAGAAGGTCACGAACGAACCAGGCAATCATCGCGCACATCAGCGCATCAATTAGCGTTTTTGTTACCGCGCCGCCGTTATAGCGACCACGCAGATACGCCATGATAAAAGCCAGCATTGCACCAATACCCTGCTCCTTGGCGGCAAGTAGCGCAGCGATGAAATCTTGTTTGTATGGCATTTTCATAGGCCTCACCTCCGATTTTTCGGATGGCGCTGTGTGTGTTTGTAGGGGAAAGGCCGTCAGACTCTGATTGCTACATGGCATCTGAAAATGATATCTGCGGCCTGCAATAAAAAAGCCCACGGCGCGGTGGGCAATAGAGGGTAGTGCGTTGAGCTTTTGCTCTTATGGTCCTGGTAGGTATTTGGTGTGTGGTGACCGGTGCTGTGTTTTCCGGCATGTAAATGAACTACCCGTCGTCGCCATGGTGAGCCTTTACCTCACCATCTAGCTGATAAGTTAGCGCATCAGCCTGCGCATTCACCACAACGATAATTGCACTGCGCCTGTTTCGGTTAGCGTAACGGGATTAACCGGTCACCCCAATGCAATTATCTGTTGTGCAGATACAAAAAAGCCCCGAGCTATTAACTCAGGGCC